TTCCAAGGCCGCATCCGTGACCTGACCGCGCTCCTCAATGTACGCCAGCACCTTGGCCTGTAGATCGCTCAAATGGGGCTGTACGGCCTCCGCAGCCTGGATGCTAGTGCGATACTCCTGCGCCCGAACCATCCCTCTCAGGGGCGTATGGAAACTCAGGGACTCTTGGACAGCCACAGCGACACCCCCCGTACTCATACGGGCTTCACCGTGAATTTCGTGTTCAGAAAAGACACTAAGCATCGGTGGCACAGCGGATTAGACGCAATAGATGCGTTAGTTTTGCTGAAAATGACAATATCCCTACCAATTTCTCCATGCTTTGCACAATGGTATTTAATATGTTGACCTTGGTGGTCAGTGTTGACCCATGAAATGTCCCAACTGCTCATGCTTTCACCTCTAGCCGTGTCACGGCGGTTGCTTTCGATCCAATCTGCTGAATACCTTTCTCCCGCATCCAGGCGCGAGCGCGTAGGCGTTTTAACCTCAAATCAGCCTCCGCTTTGCGGTTTCGTTCGCCCACATACGGGGGCAGTTCGTACCCCCGAAACTGTCCTAAATCGGTCATTTCAGCCCCTCCAGTGTGTCCGTTAAGAGATCAACCACCCGCTCGGTGTCTGCGTTAGGCTCTGCGCGTAGCATCATGGCGATGAGTTCACCCCGTGCCAAGCGTAGCACTTTTGCCAACTTTTCAGTCCGTTCGCGTGCCATTTCTGCATAATCGGCCTCTATATCTGCATTTGCAATGGTTGCCTCTAATGCTTGAATTTTGTGCGCGTGGTACACATTATTGGCGCGCCAGTCCTCTAAACCGTCGGCAAAGTCTTTCTCCAGCCGTTCGATAACATCGGCAGCCTCTAGGCAAGTTTCGTACAATGGTGGCTTCTGGCGTAGTTGTTTAACTATATCGGTCATGCGACACCCCACCAGAAACAAGCGATTGTGGCGATAATGACGCCCACCACAAACACAAACAGGGTAGCGCGTGCAATCCAGTCTAAAACCGGATGCGTTAAAAATCTGTCTATATGGTCGCTCATTTCTTGCTTTTCTCCGCATCGTCGATCATTTCCCAAAGCACCCCATCCATAATTTTTATTTCTTCTGCAATTGTGCTTTCTAAGGGAAAATCGTTATGAATATCCCGTAGCAGTCGAATCACTTGTCTAATTTTTTCTATGTGGTTTTTGGTTACTGTTCTCGTGTCTTTCATTTTGTCACCTCAATTTCAGTTATAAACCAGTTAAATAAATCCCATTTGATCGCGTCGGACTCTGCCCGTGCGCGAGACAGATAAACCCCTACGACATCAACCTCACGATGCAGAATGTAAACGGTCATTTTGTCACCCTCGCAATAAGTGCTTCCGCTTCTGTCAGCAAAATGTCCGCGTCATAATCGCAACCGTCGGGGTCGCGTGCCAGTGCGACCAAATAACGCAACGCATCAAACAGTTCGGGGGCTGCTGCTATCAAAATCGCATTGGCTGTATGGGTTGCCTTTGGTGCGTCACCAGTTGTTACAGCAATCGGGATGCGGTTAGAAACGGTGGTGATAGTTGCAACGCGCATAATTTTGCTTATACCGGCGTTCCAGGGGCCTGGTGTGTGTTTATTCATAAAATACCCTTCTGTTAGGAAAAAAAGAGCGGTGTTAGTCCCGCTCAGTGGTGGTAAACCTTAAGCTGCTATTGATAACCGAGCTACATTAGCCATGACTGCAGTGCCGCCATGAGCTTGAATGACAATTGAGCCTTTCCGGCCATTGGCACCGCCGCAAGCTTTGCAAGTGGCACACGTTAGTTTGCGCCCAGCTTCCGCACTGGCGGGGCAGATTGACTCATTAGGGGTGCGCGCAACGTGAGACGGGAGGGCAACCCGAAAGGTACGCCATCCGTCCGCTTGCGCCTGTTTGGCAGCTTCCGGACTATCAGCGGATGCCATGCATAGGTGGCGCAATTGTGGGCGCGTACGCCATTGGTGCGTATAACCCGTATAGGCGAGACAATCAGAAACAAGGCTTTCCCATACCCAGGCCGGTACTGCAGCAGGGTCGCCATAAGTTCCTAAGCGAACAATGCGACGCGATCCTATTTCAGCTATAGAGTCTACAGCAGGATAGCTACCCGCAAGAAAGGCCTTGTACACGCCTGTAGGCGCATTCTGCAGTTGGACATAACAGGTTCGGCCTTTGCCCGTGCCATCGCCACGATGGACGCAATCCCCACAAATGCTTGCGTCCTTGCCTGATCGAACAGCGTCAACTGGAGAGACATCCGACCGTAGAATATACGTTTGCAGCATTGCGCCCGTCTTAGAATTGCTGCTAGCAGTCTTTAAACCGACAGCAATAACGACAATAGGCGCGCCATCTATTAATGACGAGCCGCGCCAAAGAATAGAACCATTGTATTTTTTCATGTACCACCAAATAGTTAGGATGATGCTATTTTGCACCCAATAGCACTCTCGAAAGAGTGCTACAGGCTACAGTTAGCGAATACGCTCAAACTGTTGTCGCCCGTCACACGTACCAACGTGTTTAAACAGTAGATCACCAGATCGAATTGTGCATCCGCGAGACATCCGCACATCAGTAGGAATTGATCGGCCAGTGACGTATAAATGAATTCCCAAATGGTACGCATACCAAGATGGTGACGTAGGGATATAAGACACTGGTTCCCTGTCGTATCCCTGAATGGCCTCATTGGTTAATGATGTAGCCATGATTATTTAACCCCCGTCGATTGTGTGTGCGCTAAGAGATAAGCGGCGGCAAATGCGCTCTCTTGATTGCTGTAAGTATCAGGAAGCAAATCGCATTCTTTCGCCGACATATACTCCACGTAATAACGGTCTTCCGCGCCTTTCATAACGTAAACCGTGAAACCGTCTCCGTGAATAGTCTTAATCGTTTTCATGTTAACCACCTCATCATTAGTTAGGATTATCTTGCTCTGCCTGTATATAGTACAGCATAGATTGATTAGATAAATACTGAATAGTTATGGTGAGATAACTATTGGTTATGGTAGTTAGGATAGAGAGTGGTGACTGTCTCTTATATATATATATGAGACATAAATAGTGGTCTGTAATGTAGGTATATAACAGGCTGCACTGTAGGGGTGAGTTGAAGGAGAGAGGGTTACTCTCTCACCTCACTCTATACAGGGTAATCATGCCCACCGCATACACTATATAGCGCATCTACTCTATCTCTCGATGTAGTCCTCCTATGGCCTTGTCATTCGCTTGCCCACTCGATCACCAGGCAGCCGCGCCCAGGCATTGGACACAGGGGGGCTGTAGTGCGTGACCCCCAACTCAACCCCCCCATAAAAAATTCCTATTTATTTGCATCTTCTGTTTATTTGTATATGATGCTTACTTGTGTATATGGAGTTAGATGTATGACCAGTGCTGTAAAAGTAGATAAGGATGTACCTATGCCTAGTTTGCGTAGGAGTTATCCATACGAGACTATGGCTATTGGCGATAGTTTCCTTATGCCTGGTAAGAGCTTGCAGGTTGCTTGTAATTCCAATTACCGAGCTGCCAAGAAGTTAGGAAAGAAGTTCATTGCCCGAAACGGTGAGGATGGAGTGAGGATATGGAGAAGTGCTTAAACTACATTCCCATGCCTGAGCATTACGGGGAGTATTCGATGATCTCCCTTGAAGTGCTTAAGCAGCTACTTGAGACAGAACGCCGGACTAAGGCGCTGGAGCAAGAGGTTCTTCGTCTTCGTCACATTGTTAGGGATTACGATTGATGTCATGCAAAACTTGTAAGTTCTGGAACGAGATTCCAGACTACGCCCTGTCCGGACACTGTCATAGGTATGCGCCACACGCCCATGTCTCCCGCAATTCGGGTATCTTTGAAACGGTCATGGCCCACTGGCCTGTCACTGCTGAAGAAGACTGGTGCGGCGAATGGATTGCGATTCCAAAGAAGTCCAAGAAGCGTTAAGACAATCTCGCTTAAACCTCAAAGCAGAGGTGCTTCGGGTATTTGAGTGTAAGAAAAGCAAGGTTAAGAAACGCGCTCTCTGGGAAGAATGGAAGGCCAAGTACCCGCCACTCCATGTTGACGGATTAATAGCCCTGGCTAACGACCGTGACTCAATGCTAAAGATACTGTCTTGGAAATTAAAAGAAGGTAATTAATATGAAAGCTAAAGCAAAAGGTCTGTACGCAAATATCCATGCTAAACGGGAACGGATAGCCAAAGGTTCTGGCGAGAAGATGCGCGCAGTCGGGTCTGCTGGCGCACCAACGGCTTCAGCTTTTAAGAAGTCGGCTAAGACCGCTAAGAAGACAACCCGTTCAAAAGCTAGATGAAATTCAACCTCAAACAGTTTTATAGCTTTTGTTCTCAACTAAAGATTGAAACTAAAGAGGAAGGCTTAAAGCGCATGGATCATCTCTTAGGGACTCAAACCTATGTGATGAACGAGATTGCGTCTGGCCTAGAAAACGATGTCCATATGTTTGTCATCCTCAAAGGACGGCAGCTTGGCATCACCACGATCTCGCTAGCACTCGATCTGTACTGGCACTTCATCAATCCGGGTCTTCAGGGAACCCTGACAACCGATACGGAAGAAAACAGGGATATGTTCCGGTCTACCCTGTCCATGTACATGGATGGCTTACCCAAGGAATACCGGATTCCCCTGTTAGCGCACAACAGAACACAGCTTTCCCTGAAGAACCGTTCCCGTCTGTTCTATCAGGTAGCTGGGTTACGCGCCAAAGGCCCTCTAGGGCGCGGTAAAGCGATTACTTACCTACACGGTACTGAGACATCCTCTTGGGGCGATGAGGAGGGTCTAGCCTCCCTGTTGGCCTCCCTCGCTGAAAACAATCCTAACCGTCTGTACATCTTTGAAAGCACCGCCCGTGGCTTTAATATGTTCCACGATATGTATGTCACGGCTAAGAGAGCCAGAACCCAGAAGGCAATCTTCTGCGGCTGGTGGCGCAATGAGTATTACGCTGTAGACCCCAAATCAGACATCTACCGCGTTTACTGGGACGGCAAGCTAACGCCTGAAGAAAAGGAATGGACTAAAGACATCAAGAAACTGTATGACGTTGAGATCAACTCCCGTCAAATGGCTTGGTGGCGTTGGAAGCTACTTGAGGGAATTAAAGAAGAATCCCTTATGTATCAGGAGTTTCCACCCACTGAGGACTATGCGTTCATTATGACCGGCACTAGTTTCTTCAGTAATTCTCGCTGCACCGATGCGGCTAAGATTTGTAAGAAACTAAAGTTTGATTGTTACCGTTACGTCATGGGCGCTAACTTCCAAGATACTCAGGTCATCCCCTCAAACGAGCGCATGGCAACCTTGAAGATTTGGGAAGAACCTATCGATACGGCTTACTACGTTATTGGCGCAGACCCAGCCTACGGGTCATCCGACTGGGCTGATCGCTTTTGCATACAAGTATTCAGATGCTATTCAGACGGTATGGAACAGGTGGCAGAGTTTGCAACCAGTGAGTTAAATACCTATCAGTTTGCTTGGGTTA